CTGGGCCGGCGGCGTCAATGCCGGCGTGTTCGCCCTCTACCTGAGCGGCTCGCGTTCGGACGCGAGCACGAACCTCGGCTTCCGGCCCGCTTTCGTCATCTGAAATCTGCGCTCCTGCAATCGGGCGGCCCGCCGGAAGGCGGGCTGTCACCCCGGCGAAACCGCGCAGCGGTCTGCGGAGATTGGGCATCCCGCACTGATGAGCCAGCCCAACGAGAGGAGACTTTGCCATGCAACGGCAGATGCAGTTCTCTGATGCGTATCCCGCTGCGCGCGACACCGATACCAGCCGCGCGGCCGCCGCGTCCGTCGCGCCCAGCGCGGCCCGCGTGCGCTCCATGGTGATGAGTGCCATTCGAGCCTCGGCCCAGGACGGCCTCACCGCCGACGAGGCGGCCGGCCACCTCGGCATGTCCGTCCTGACCGTCCGGCCTCGGGTATCCGAGCTGGGCAAGTCCGGGGCGATCGTGGATGCCGGTGTTCGCCGCCCCAACCAGTCGGGCCGCCGCGCCATCGTCTGGAGGGCGCGGGCATGAGCCAGTCCATCAAGGCAATCCATGTGTGCCGCCGCCAGGTGGCGGGGCTTGAGGATGACGCCGACTGGCGCGACTTCCTTGAACATGTCTCCGGCTCTCGCTCGGTCAGGGAGATGAGTGAGCGCCAGCGCAAGGAGGTGGTCGCCGAGCTGCGCCGTCGCGGCGCAAAGGCGGCGCGGCCGTTCCGCAAGTCCGACAAGCCGCATGTCCGCAAGGTCTTTGCGATCTGGGGCGATATGTGTCGCGAGGGCATCCCCGACAAGGCCAACCGCGACGGCCTGCGGGCCTTCGTTGCTCGGGTCACCCGGCGCGACGATCGGCCGGACGGTGTGGGCGATCCTGAATGGCTCGACCCGGCCGACGCCCGGATGGTTACCGAGGCGCTCAAATCGTGGCGCGGCCGCGAGCTGGCAAAGAGAAAGGCAGGATGATGAGCGAAGTCTCCGAACTCAATATCGAGGTTTCATCCGGTGCCGATCACGTCGCCATGAATGTCCGCTCGGGCGGCGTTGCCGTCCAGGTGGTGCTGACCCGCGAGACGGCCGAGGCGCTGGCCGAGGTTCTTGCCCGCGCCGCCGCCGGGCAGGAGGTGGGCGATGGAGAGTGATCTTGTTGATATCGAGGTTCAAATCCATGCGCGCACCGAGCGGGCGATCCTCGTTTCGGACGATGGCGAGCGGGAGGGTGCCGTCTGGCTTCCACTTGCTCATGTCGAGGTGGCGGCCAAGGGTCGGCACCATGTCGTGACGGTGCCGGAATGGCTGGCCGTGGATCGGGGGCTGACCTGATGGCGCGGCGCAAAAACAGGTCCTGGCGCGTCAAGATCGACAAGGCCGGCCTTGCCCGCCTCGGCAGCGCGCTCGTGTCCGATCATGACGACATGATGGCGCGCGGATATGTCATCTGCGGCTCGTCCGGTCTCTGGCGGACCCGTCGAGGCACTTTCACGGCCCGGCTCGCCTATCGCTGCGCCGATCGCACCGTGAGCATCGTGCACACCATTCGCGGCATCCAGCTGGGGGTCGGCGATGTCTGACGATCCGGTCCTGGACGAGCTGGACGATCTGCCTCCGACCCTTCGGCGCATCGCCGAGGTGGCCGGGATGACGGCGGCCGTCCAGCTTGCCCATGACCATGGCGGCACCGAAATCTATATCCGCAAGAAACTGGACGGCGATCATATCCTTGTGCGCTCGGTCGGGATGCGTGCTGCCGCCCTGATCCTCGACGCCCTCGGTGCCGGGGCACTTGAGGTTCCGCTCGGGCCAAGCTGCTACGGCCGCCAGCTCACCAGGGCCATCGCCGCCCGCCTTGCGGCCGGTCATTCCGAAAGCCAGATCGCCCGCGCCCTCGGTTGCCATATCCGCACCGTGCGCCGCCATCGCGCCAATCTGACGACATCGCAGCTCGACCTGTTCGGGTGATCTTGCGCAACGGCGCTTTTCCGTACATCGTAAGCGAGGAATGCCGGAACCCCGGACATCTGTCCGGGTCGTTGTTTGGCACCGCATTGGCCACGCTGGTTTGCAACTGAAACGCAAATCAAGCCGGACCAATGACCACCTTAGAAATCCAGAGACAGCTTGCTGCCCTCGGCTTTGATCCGGGGCCGATCGACGGGATCATCGGTCCGCGCACCCGCGCGGCGATCCGGGCGTTCCAGACCTCTCGCGGGCTTCTGGTGGACGGGATCGTCGGGCCGCAGACGCGGGCCGCCTTCGCCGCCACCCGCCCGTCGCCGACGTCACCCGCTTCCTCGCCGGTTGCGCCATCCTCGCCTCCGGCCGCCTCGATCGTGCCGGCGGCCTGGATGCCACGCGCCGCCATGCGCCGGGTCCATCTGCACTGGACGGCTGGCGCATATACCGCCAACGGCCTCGACCAGAACGCCTATCACCTTCTGATCGACGGGACGCCGAAACTGGTGCGCGGCAAGTGGCCGATCAGCGCAAACGTCACCTGCCCGCGCGGGGCCTATGCCGCCCATACGCTCAACGCCAACACCGGCGCGATCGGCGTCTCGATCTGCTGCATGGGCGGGCCGGGCGTGACGATGGCGAACCACGGCAAATATCCCATGAAGCGCGAGCAGTGGGAAATGGCCGTGCAGGCCGTCGCCGAGCTTTGCCGCTTCTACTCCATTCCCGTCACCGACAAGACGGTGCTGACCCACGCCGAAGTGCAGCCGAACCTCGGCATTCGCCAGAACGGCAAATGGGACATCGCCACCCTGTCCTTTGATCGCTCTTTCGACACCGCGCGCAAGGTGGGCGACCGCCTGCGCCGGGAGGTCGCCGCCCGCCTTTGAACCGGAGAAACAACCGATGCCTCTCAAGCTCCCTTTCGCTCTTCTGATCCTCGCCCTGGCGATCATCGCCTTCATGGCCTTTCCGCCAGCCATGGCGATGGCGGCCGACAGCACCGTCTCGCTCGCCCCGGCCGTCGATCTGGTCGGGCCTTATATCGTCTCGATCCTGGCGGCGCTGTTCGCCGCGCTGCTCGGCTGGCTGTCCAAGCGGCTCAATGACTGGCTGGGCTTTGAGATCGACGGGCGAAGTCGCGAGGCGCTTCATAGCGCCGCCGTCACCGGCCTCGATCATGCGATCGCCCTCCTGCGGTCGCGCGGCGAGGAGGTGAAGTTCGATGTCCGTGCGCCCGTTGTCGCCGAGGCCGTCGATTGGGTGCTGACCAAGGGCGCGCCGGGCGCGGTCCAGCGCTTCAATCTCACACCGGCCGATGTCGAGGCGATCGTCACGGCCAAGCTCAACCAGGTTCTGCGATGATCGAGGGGATCGCCGCTTTCCTGATCGGCCTGCTGGCCCGGATCGCGCAGGATTTCATCACCGATTATCGCCGCCAGCTCGACGCCAAATGGCAGGGGGAAGTCAATGACAGGATGCTTGAGGCCGGGACCGATCGTCCTCGTGATCGCGACGATCTTGTTGGCCGGATGCGCGACGGGTCCTTCTAGCGTGGCGTGCGTTCCGGTGGCGGCCTATCCCGCCACCTTTCTCGATCGGGCCGCCGATGAGGTCGAACACCTGCCGGATGGCAGTGCGGTCGAGCAGATGCTGGGTGACTACCAGGTGATGCGCGCCCAGGCGCGCGCCTGCGCCGCCAGCCGGAAGTCGTGAGGGATGATGGGGATGCGGAAATATCGTGATCGGATGGCGGCCGAGCGCCGCCGCTTCCTTGTTTTTCAGTGGTGCATGACGGCGCTCTTTATTGCAGTGCTGATCGCCGCCATGGCGATCGATGCCGGCCATGCACCGATCGGGGGCGGTTCATGACGTTCGATGTCATTCTGCCCTACCTGCCCTTGCTCAATGTGGTCATCATCCCGGTGGTGGGCTGGCTCCTGCGCGTCTTCAAGCAAGGTCTCGTGTCCAAGGAAGATTTGGGCGTTCACACCAACCGGCTCACGGCGCTGGAGCGGCGCACCGATCTGATTGACCGCGACCTCAAGCATCTGCCTGACCAGCACGATCTTTCCCGGCTCAAGGAGGCGATCGCCACCCTGTCCGGTGACAGCAAGGCCCAGACGCAACAGCTCCGCGCAGTATCCACCTCGCTCTCGCGGATCGAGGACTATTTGTTGAAGGCTGGAAAATGAGCTTCAAGGATTTCGTCACCGAGGATCGAAGGCTTTTCATTCTGCGCCTGCTCGTGGACATCGGCGGCAGCGGCAACGAGAGCGTCGTCTATGACGGATGCCGTGCCGCCGGCCACCGGCGCGGCGTCACCCGCGACGTGGTGCGTGCCGATCTGGAATGGCTGCGCACCCGCCATCTGGTCATCTTCGAGTGGTACGAGGATACGGTCCTGGTCGCGGTCCTCACCTCGCGCGGCGCTGATGTCGCCAGCGGCGATGTCGAGGTCGAGGGCGTCAAGCGCCCCACGTCCTTCCGGTGACCGGCATGGGTCGCCAGTCTTCCATCCGCCGCCTTCCCGCCGAGGTCCGCGAGCTGATCGGCGATCTGCGCGAGCGCGGCCGCACGATCGATGAGGTGCTGGAAAAGCTGCGCGAGCTGGATGTCGAGGTCTCGCGCTCGGCGCTCGGCCGCCACGTCAAGCAGCTCGACGCGATCGGGGCCGAGATCAGGCGGTCCCGCACCATCGCCGAGGCGCTTGTCCGGCGCTATGGCGAAGCGCCCGAAAGCCGCACGGCCCGGCTCAACATCGAGCTGATGCACGCATTCATCAACAAGCTGATGATTTCCGAGGATGGCGAGATCGTCTCGCTCGATGCCAAGGAAGCCATGTTCGTCGCCACCGCGCTCCAGAAGCTCGCCCAGGCGTCCAAGCAGGATATCGACCGCGAAGCGGTGCTGCGCCAGGAGTTTGCACAGAAGATCGACCGCAAGCTCGCCGAGGCCGAGGCCGAGCTGGCCGACGCCGGGACGGGCGAAGCCGATCCCAAGGCGGTGCTGCGCCGCATCCGCGAGGACGTTTATGGGATTTTCTCATGAGCGGCCCCGCTGTCCCGCTGCACGGCTTCCAGCGCCGGTGGTTCCTTGATCGGTCCCGCTTCAAGATCGGCATGTTCGCCCGCCAGACCGGCAAGACCTTCACCACCACGCTTGAGATCGTGGACGATTGCTTCGAGGCGTTCACGCTGGGCCAGCGCCGTCGCTGGGTGATCCTTTCGCGCGGCGAGCGCCAGGCCAAAGAGGCGATGGACGAAGGCGTAAAGGTCCATGCAAAGGCATATCAACTGGCCTTTGAGGAGAATGAATACGAGGTCGAGGGCGCGGGTGACGTGCGCTACAAGGCGCTTGAGGTCACCTTGCCGGGCGGCTCGCGCATCACGGCGCTGCCCGCCAATCCCGATACCGCGCGCGGCTTTTCCGCATCGGTCTTTCTTGATGAGTTCGCCTTCCACCATGACAGCCGGGCGATCTGGAAGGCGCTCTTCCCTGTCATTTCGGCCGGCCATCGCATCCGCGTGGTTTCGACGCCGAACGGGAAGGGCAACAAGTTCTACGAGCTGATGACGGCCGACGACGCCGAGGCGTGGTCGCGGCACATTGTCGATATTCATCAGGCCGTGGCCGATGGTCTGCCGCGCAATATAGATGAGCTGCGCGCCGGTATCGCCGACGAGGACGCCTGGGCGCAGGAGTACGAGCTGCAATGGCTGGATGAGGCCAGCTCCTGGCTTCCCTATGATCTGATCCTCGGCGTCGAGAGCGATATGGCTGGCGATCCCGAGGGTTATCTGGGTGGGCCGTGCTTCATCGGCAACGATATCGCCCGCCGCAATGACCTCTGGGTCGCCTGGGTCTGGGAGCAGGTCGGCGACACCTTCTGGGCGCGCGATATCGTGACGCTCAAGAACGCCAGCTTCTCCGAGCAGGAGGATCGGCTGCATGAGCTGATGGTCCGCTATAACCCGGTGCGGCTCGTCATGGATCAGACCGGCATGGGCGAGAAGCCCGTCGAGGATGCGCAGCGCCGCTATGGCGAGCTGCGCGTCGAGGGCGTCATCATGACACCGGTCCGCCAGCTCGATATGGCCACCAACGCCAAGCAGCTGTTCGAGGACAAGCGCGTGCGCATCCCGGCTGGCGATCCGGTGCTGCGCGCGGACCTGCACAAGCTCAAGAAGACGGTCGGGCCGACCGGCCACCCGCGCCTTGTCGCCGATCGTGACGCCGCCGGCCACGCCGACCGGACCTGGGCGGCCTTCATGGGGCTGGCCGGCGCGTCCGAGGGCGTTATCGAATACGGCTACCGGCCCGCGCCGAAGCCGCGAAAGCTGTCCGGCTACGACGAGGATGACGATCGCGCCATGCAGGTCGGGCCGAGGTTTGGAAGAAGGGGTGCATGGTAATGGCGCAGCTGCTCGATCAATGGGGCCGGCCGGTCCAGCTCAACACGCTCCGCGAGGAGCAGGCCGCGCCGTCTCTTGCCAGCGTCCGCCAGGTTGTCGGCGGCCATCCCGCCCAGGGTTTGACGCCGGCCAGGCTCACCGGCCTCCTGCGCGATGCCGAGCATGGTGATGCGATCGCCTATCTGGAACTGGCCGAGGAGATGGAGGAAAAGGACCTTCACTATCTTTCGGTCCTGGGCACCCGCAAGCGCGCAGTCGCCCAGCTCGAAATCACCGTCGAGAGCGCCTCCGACGATAAGGTCGATGTCGATAACGCCGACATCGTGCGCGACTGGCTGCGCCGCGAGGAGCTGGAAGACGAGCTGTTCGATATTCTCGACGCCATCGGCAAAGGCTTCTCGGTGACCGAGATCATCTGGGAGACCTCGGCAAAGCAATGGTGGCCGGCGCTGCTCAAGCGGCGCGACCAGCGATGGTTCGAGTTTGATCGCGAGGACGGCGAGACGCTCTATCTGCGCGCAGCTTCCGGCCCGGAAGCGCTCCGGCCGTTCAAGTATGTCCAGCACGTCAGCAAGGCGAAGTCGGGCATCCCGATCCGGGGCGGCATCGCGCGCGCGGCCGCCTGGGCATACCTGTTCAAGAATTACGACCTCAAGGACTGGGTGACCTATATCGAGGTCCATGGCCAGCCGCTGCGCGTCGGCAAATACCATAGCGCCGCAACCGAGGCCGACAAGGAGGTGCTCCTGCGCGCCGTCGCCAATATCGGCTCGGACGCCGCCGCCATCATCCCGCAGAACATGCTGATCGAATTTGTCGAGGCGGCGAAGCAGGGCGGCGCGACCGACCTTTACGAGAAGCTCGCCGACTGGCTCGATCGCCAGGTCTCGAAGGCGGTGCTGGGCCAGACGCTGACCACCGAGGTCTCGTCCGGCTCGCTGGCGGCCGCCAAGGTGCATGAGGACGTGCGCCGCGACATCATGCGCTCGGACGCGCGCCAACTGGCCGCCACCATCAACCGCGATCTGGTCAGGCCGCTGATCGACCTCAACCGTGGGCCGCAGGAAAACTACCCGCGCATCGTCATCGGCCTGCCGTCGAACATCGACATGAAGCAGTATGCCGAAGCGGTCGGCCAGCTGGTCGATCGCGGCATGAAGGTCGAGCAGTCCGTGGTGCGCGACAAGCTCGGCCTGCCCGAGCCGGAGCCTGACGCCGATCTGCTGATGCCGCCCGGACAGCCTGCGCCCGAGGCGCTGCCCTCTTTCCATTCCGCTCGCTCGCCCCAGGTCGCCCGGCATTCCGCCGACCAGATCGACCGCCTTGTCGATCAGGTGTCCGGTGAGTGGGAGGAAGTCATCGGGCCGATCGTTGCGCCGGTGCGCGAGCTGCTGGCCGATGCCGGCTCGCTTGAGGAGGCGCGTGATCGCCTGGCCGAGCTGATCGCCACCATGGACACCTCGGCCCTTGAGGAGGCGCTGCTGCGCGCCGGCTTCCCCGCGCGGCTGGCAGGCAGGCTGGAGGTTGAGCTTGGCAGACGAAATCGAACTTGAGCCGCTCGCGCCGCAGGAGGCGATCGACGCCTTCCGCCGCAAGGGCTTTGCGATCACCTTCTCTTGGCAGGACATGGAGCGTGACGAGCACTCGCGCGACTTCACCGTCGCCAAGGTGGCGAGCCTCGATATCCTGACCGACATTCGCGCCGCCATGGATGCGGCTATCGCCGAGGGCACCACGCTGCGCGAGTTCGAGCGCCAGCTCACGCCGCTCTTGCAGGAAAAGGGATGGTGGGGCCGCGACGTGATGACGGACCCGCTGACCGGCGAGGCGCGCGAGGTACAGCTCGGCAGTCCGCGCCGGCTCCAGATCATCTATGATACCAATCTGCGCATGTCTTATGCCGCCGGCCGCTGGGAGCGGATCGAGGGCGTGGCGGCCGCGCGCCCCTGGCTGCGCTATGTGGCGATCCTTGATGATCGCACCCGCGACCAGCATCGCGACTGGCACAACACCGTGCTGCGCTGGGACGATCCCTGGTGGGATCAGCACGCCCCGCCCAATGGATGGAATTGCCGCTGCACCGTCCAGCAGCTCGGCGATCGCGACCTTGAGCGCATGGGGCTTTCGCCCAGCTCGCCGCCCTCATTGCCTCCGCGCACCTGGGTGAACAACCGGACCGGCGAGGTCCGTCAGGTGCCGGGCGGTGTCGATCCGGGCTTCGACTATAATGTCGGCCGCGCGAACATGGCCCATATGCTCGATGTCGCCACCGGCAAGTTTGACCTGGCCGATGACGATCTTGCCCGCGCCACGATCCAGGCCATGGTGGCCGGCCGATCCTTCTCCAGCTTCCTGCGCTCACCTGGCACCGTGGCCGGACACCCGATCGCCACCGGCGCGGTGCGCCTGGGCGGCACCCGGCCGACCGTAGTGCTGCCGGCCGAGACGGTGCGCCGCCAGGTGGCCGAGGGCACGCTGCCGCAGCAGGCCGACTGGCTGCGCGTGCAGGCGATGATCGATGCGGGGCGGTCCAGCCAGCAGGGCAACGTCCGGCGCGTCACGCTTGATGGCGAGCCCTACGTGATGGAAGTCGAGCGCGGCGAGGATGGCCGCATCAAGGTGACCAGCCTGCGCCGGTCCGGATCGTGATCGGTCGCACTCGCGGTCTGGTTTGAGGCTGAAATCCGGCTGCAATCAGCCGGCTTTTCATAAAATTCCCCCAAATCGCCACAGAGGCCCGCTGGCGGCCGTTGTGACTTTCTGGCCCTAAGATGCGTCGAAAGTTTTTAAACGCTTGTTAAATGCGTTTAAGGGGGTGCCACGGCGATATTTAAAGCCGCTCGCGCCTGCCAATCTTCCGTGTCGAGGAAATGCCCCGAAACCGGCACCGGACACCTGTCCGGGTGTGATGGCTGGGGCCTGCCCATAAAACTTGCCCAGAACGAGCCGGCAATCAAGCCGCTCATTTCAGGAAAAGGGCAAGGGCCTCGAATATGAACGTGCTTCTGGCGACACATTCGATCGCGCTGCCTGGTGATGGCCAGGCTCCCGATTGGGTGCATCTGATCCCCGCCGGGCGCTTTGCCGGCCGGGATGGTCGCGGACCCTACAAGCTCAATGATGCCTCGGCCGTGCTTGCGGCCAGTGGCCAGGCCGGCCTCGATCCGGTGATCGATTACGATCATCAGACGGACCTGGCGGCCGTGAAGGGCGTCGGCGGCACCGCACCGGCGGCCGGCTGGGTGAAGGAGCTTGAGGTGCGCGCTGATGGCATCTGGGGCCGGGTCGAATGGACCGCCCGCGCCGCCGCCGCGATCGCGGCCCGCGAGTATCGCTACGTCTCTCCTGTTTTTCAGCACACCAAATCCGGCGAGGTCCTCAAGGTCCTGCGCGCCGGTCTCACCAACAATCCGAACCTCCAGCTGACGGCGCTCGCCAGCCAGGAGACCGATCCGTCCAAGCTCAAGCCCGAGGGAGATACCATGGAAGAGCTTCTCAAGGAGCTGGCAGGCGCTTTCGGCCTGCCGGAAGACAGCGACCAGAAGGCCGTTGTCGCTCATGCGACCCAGCTTGTTGCCGGGTCGAATGCGCAGGCCACCGCGATCGCCGCCATGGCGAAGGCGGCAGGCGCAAAGGAAGACGATGCTCCTGACGCCGTTGTCACGGCCGTGCAGGCGGCCATCGAAAAGGCCCCGCCCGCGATCGAGCCGGACCCGGAGAAGTACGTCCCGGCCGAGCTGGTCACCAGCCTCCAGGCCCAGGTCAAGGAGCTGATGGGCGACAAGACCAATCAGGTGGTCGATCAGGCGATCAAGGACGGCAAGGTGCCGCCCGCCAATCGGGAATGGGCCACCGCCTATCACTCCAAGGACCCCGAGGGCTTCGCCAAGTTCCTCGACGGCCAGCCGGCCATCGTGACGGCGGGTGCCGCGCCTGGCGGCAAGGTCGAGGGTGACGGCGCGCTCGATGCTGATGACCTGGCCATGTGCTCGGCCATGGGTATCGACCCCGAGGAGTTCAAGAAAACCCGCCAGAAGGAGGCCCGGTAAATGGCCGCGCTCACCAAGGACCGCAACACGCCGGAGCGTACCGGCAAGGATTTCAGCTTCCCGGTCAAGGCCGCGACCCGGATTTTCGCCGGCTCCATCGTGGTGCTCGCCTCGGGTAATGCCGAGCCGGGCAAGACCGGGACCGGCCTCGTCGCGGTCGGCCGGGCTGACGCTCACGCCGATAACCGCAACGGGGCGGCCGGCAACATCGACGTGCCGGTGCGCGCCGGTGTGTTCCGCTTCGAAAACTCGGCCGATGCCGACCTCATCACGCGCTCGGACATCGGGGCGGATGCCTGGATCGTGGACGATCAGACCGTCGCCAAGACCGGCGCGGAGAGCAGCGGCAACGCCACGCGCTCGAAGGCCGGCCGGATAGTCGATGTCGATGACCTCGGCGTCTGGGTCCAGCTCGGCTAATAGGAGAACTGCTCAATGATTATCAACCAAGCCAATCTCGGCCGCCTTTATACCGGCTTCAAGACCTCGTTCAGTCGGGGTCTGGGGCAGGCCGATCCGCAGTGGCAGCGCCTTGCCACCCGCGTGCCCTCGACTACCCGCGAGGAAAAGTACGGCTGGCTCGGGAAGCTCCCGAACCTGCGCGAGTGGATCGGCGATCGCGTCGTTCACGGCATCCAGCTCCATGACTACGCCATCAAGAACAAGACCTGGGAGGGCACCATCGCCGTCCCGCGCGAGGACATTGATGACGATCAGTATGGCGTCTATGCGCCGCTGTTCGAGGAGATGGGCCGCTCGGTTGCCGCGCACCCCAACCAGCTCGTGTTCGAGCTGCTCAAGGCCGGCTTCACCTCGCTCTGCTATGACGGGCAGAATTTCTTCGACGCCGATCACCCGGTGCTCGACGCCGATGGCAAGACGGTTTCCGTCTCGAACACCGGCGGCGGCTCCGGCACGCCGTGGTTCCTGATCGATGACAGCCGCACGCTCAAGCCGATCATCTACCAGGTCCGCAAGGACTACGACATGGTGCGCCAGGACGCGCCGACCGACGACAACGTGTTCAACCGCAAGGAGTTCGTCTACGGCGTCGATGGGCGGTCCAATGTTGGCTTCGGCTTCTGGCAGTTCGCCTATGGCAGCAAGCAGACCCTCGACAAGTCCAGCTACAAGGCGGCGCGCGAGGCGCTGTCCGGCATGAAGGGCGATTACGGCCGCCCGCTCGGCCTCACGCCCAAGCTGCTCGTCGTTCCGCCTTCGCTCGAAGGTGCGGGCCTCGAAATCCTCAATGCCGAGCGCGATGCCGCCGGTGCCACCAACGTCTACAAGGGCACGGCCGAGCTTCTCGTCTGCCCCTGGCTGGCGTGAGGGAGGGCTGATCCATGGCAAAGCTGAAGGTTCTCCGCATCACCGCCAAGCGCGACGGCCGCCGCCGCGCTGGCATCGATCACCCGGCCAGCCCGGTCGATCATCCGCTCGACGCCTTCTCGAAGGCGCAGATCGAGCAGCTCAAGGCCGACGATCAGCTCGTCGTTCAGGAGACCGAGATCGACGTGCCGGATGAAAAGCCGGCCGCCGGTGGCCGTGGCGCAAAGGCTACGAGCTGACCGATGGCCTACGCAACCGCCCAGGACATGATCGATCGCTTCTCCGAGCAGCAGCTCAAGGAGGTCACCGATCCCGATGTTGAATGCATCAGGACCGAGGCGCTCGATCGTGCCCTGGAGGATGCGTCCGACGAGATCGACGGGTATCTGGAGGGGCGGTATCGCCTGCCCCTTCCAAATCCGCCCCGCTCCTTGCGCATCATTGCGTGCAACATCGCGATGTATCGGCTGCTCTCGCTGCGCCAGATCGACGTGATGGAAGACCAGCGCAAGCGCTACGAGGACGCGATCAAGTTTCTGCGCGCCGTTTCGACCGGCGACATCAATCTGGGCCTCACGCCCGCCCATGAGACCGTCCAGCCTGCTGGCGGCCCGACCATGCGTGAGGGGCCGTCGCGCACCTTCTCTCGTGACAGATTGCGGGGGTACTGATGGCCGGCGTCAAGGTTTCCATCACGATCCGGGATGACGGCTTCCGCGATGCGCTCACGCGCCTGCTGGACCGCACCGCCAACCTCAAGCCGGTGTTCGATGAAATCGGCTCGGCGTTGCTGGCCACCACCGAGCAGCGCTTCGAGAGCGAGAGTGGCCCGGACGGCGCGCCCTGGGCGGCGCACTCGACCGCGACCCTGTTGCGGCGCGGCTCGAACGCCAGGAAGCTGCGCGATCGCGGTCACCTTTACCAGTCGCTCACCTACGCCTCGGGCCGGCTCAAGGCCGAGGTCGGCACCAACCGCATCTATGCGCGCATCCACCAGCTCGGCGGCAAGGCCGGGCGCGGCCGCAAGGTCACCATTCCGGCGCGACCCTATCTCGGGGTCTCGGCAGATGACCGGCGCATGATCGGCGAAATCCTGACTGACCACCTGGCGATGGCGGTGCGGCAATGATCGGCGAAGTTGAAGCGGCCATTGTCGAGCGCCTTGCCGGCCAGCTCACCGGCGTGAAGGTCGAGGCGTTTCCCGACAAGCCCGACAGCTACAGGATGCACCATCCGAAAGGCACAGTGCTGGTGGCCTTTGGCCGCGCGACCTATTCGGCTCCGCGCTCGATCGACCTGGTTGTCCAGGAGCGGCGCGTCGAATGGGACATCACGCTGCTCATGCGCAATCTGCGCGATCACGCCGGGGCCTATGACGTGCTCGATGCCATCCGGCTCGTGCTCACCGGCTGGCGCACGTCCGGTTGCACCAAGCTCATGCCGGTCCGCGAGCAGTTCCTCGACCAGAACCAGGGCGTGTGGACGTTCGTGCTGACCATGGCGCACTCGGTCACTGTGGTCGAATGCGCCGAGGAAGAAGACCTGCCGCTCCTCAAGCGGGTCAACACCGAAGACGATTACGGCACCACCCAGGCCCCGCGCGGTGCGGATGGTGGCGACGATGATGGCGATGACGGCGGCGATGCGCCTGCGCCTGATGACGACTGAAACCCGGCACAACGGAGGTTCGAAAGCCAATGGGTAAGTTCATCTACAAGGGTCCGATGTCCGCCGCCACGCTGCGCGACGGCACGGACGTGATCCTCATGAACGGCAAGGAAGTCACCCTGCCGGACAATAACGAATGGGTGAAGAGCCTCGTGGCCCAGAAGCGGCTCGTCCCGGTGACGGCACCGCGCTCCGCGCCCAGGGCGCAGGGCAAGACCGCTCCCCAGCCTGCTGACAAGGAGACCAAGTAATGGCTGCGAACTTCCTTCATGGCGTCGAGACCATCGAGATCGACAAGGGTCCGCGCCCGATCCGGGGCGTAAAGACCGCCGTGGTCGGCCTTGTCGGCACCGCGCCGATCTTTGCCGTCGATGGCACGCTCGCCACCATCAACGAGCCGGTGCTCGTCCTGTCCGATCGTGACGCCGCGCAGTATTTCGGGCCGCAGATGGAGGGCTACACCATCCCCCAGGCGCTGGACGCGATCTTTGATCAGGGGCGCGGCATCGCCATCGTGGTCAATGTCTTTGATCCCGAGGAGCACTCCTCCGCCCAACCCGAGGCCGCCAAGAGCTTTGCAGCCAATGACCGGCTCACGCTCGATCATCAGGGCGTGTTCAATCTTGTCGTCAAGTCCTCGGACGGCAACACGACCCATGAACTGGGCGTCGATTACGAGATCGACCCGGTGGCTGGCATCGTCACGCGCCTTGCCGATGGTGCGATCGCGGCCTCGGCCTCGGTGCTGGTCGAGTACGATTATGCCGACCTCGAAAAGGTCATGCCCTCCGACATTATCGGCACGGTCGATATGGCGGGCAATCGCACCGGCCTCCAGGCGTTCCAGGACACCTATAATGACATGGGTTTTTTCGCCAAAATCCTGATCGCGCCGGTCTATGGCACGCTCAACGCGGTGGCGACCGAGCTGAATGTGATGGCGTCCAAGCTGCGCGCCGTCGCCCTGGTCGATGCGCCGATCGGCACTACGTTTGCCGAGGCCATCGCCGGTCGCGGCCCGAACGGCTCGATCAACTTCAACTATTCGGGCGAGCGGATGGTGCTCTGCTATCCGCACCTCAAGGTCTATGACATTGCGACCGACGAGGAGCGCCTGGAGCCGTTCAGTCAGCGCCTGGCCGGCGTCATCTGCGCGGTGGACAATGATCGCGGCTATTGGTGGTCGCCCTCGAATAACGAGATCAAGGGCATCACCGGCGTCGAGCGCAAGCTCTCGGCCATGATTAACGATCCCGCCACCGAGGTGAACCTGCTCAACGAGAACGGCATCGTGACGCTGTTCAATTCGTTCGGCACCGGCCTGCGCACCTGGGGCAACCGCTCAGCCGCCTGGCCGACCGTCACGCATCCGAAGAACTTCATCAACGTGCGCCGGACGGCGGACGTGATCCATGAGAGCATCGAATATTCCATGCTCCAGTTCATCGACCGCCCGATCAACCAGGCGCTGATCGATGATATCAAGGAGAGCGTCAACGCCTTCATGCGCACGCTGATCGGGCGCGGCGCGCTGATCGACGGCAAGTGCCTCTACGATCCGGCCAAGAACGAGCCGACCCAGCTGGCGCTCGGGCATCTGGTGTTCGACATCGAGTTCATGCCGCCCACCCCGGCCGAGCGGATCACGTTCGAGAGCTTCATCAACATCGAGATGCTGCGCCAGCTCGGCGGCGGCCAGTAAGGAGGTTTGACCCATGGTCAACAAGATCGCCATCAATCGCGTCACCAACGCGAATATCTATCTGGACGGCAACTCCCTCCTCGGCCGGGCCGAGGAGCTGGAGCTGCCGCAGATCAAACACAAGATGGCCGAGCACAAGGCGCTCGGCATGGTCGGCACGGCCGAGTTCTTCTCGGGCATCGAGAAGATGGAGGCCAAGGTCAAATGGGCGTCCTTCTATTCCGAGGTGATGCGCGAGGCGGTCAACCCGTTCAAGACGGTACGCCTGCAAGCCCGCGCCAGCCTTGAGACCTATACCGGCCAGGGCCGCACGGCCGAGGTTCCGGTGGTCATGATGCTGACCGCCGCCTTCAAGGAGTTCCCGCTCGGCACCTTCAAACAGCACGAGCCGGCAGTCGTGGATACCGTCCTTTCCGTCTACTACGCCTCCATGGCGATCGACGGAAATGAGATCTTCGAAATCGACGTGCTGGAGAACATCTACAAGGTCGCCGGAGAGGACGTACTGGCTACCTATCGCCTCAACATCGGGGCGTAGGTGACGGCGGCGGGCGCTGACCGGCCTGACCAGCGTCCGCCGCTTTGATCCCTGTCAGGCCAGCCAGGAGACAGGCCAAATGACTGACAAAACCGAAGACAAGACCGTCGCCGCCACTGCACCCGCAGGCGTCAAGACCGTGACGCTGCCCAGCTCGGGCAAGGTTGCGACCATTCGTAAGGGGAAGGGCAAGGATATGCGCATCGCCGCGCGTCACGTCAATCCCGCCCAGGACCCGATCGGCTATGCGATGGCGCTGGCCGCGCAGCTGACCGAGATCGACGGCAATCCTGTGTTGCCCGAGGACCTGGACGAGATGGAGATGGATGACGTGGGGGCGATCATGAGCGCGCTGCCGGGAAAGTCCCTACCCCAAGAGATGCTTTCGCGCTCGTAACGGTGACGGGATGGTCGGCGGCCGAGATCGATGGAATGGACATCACCGATCTTGCCGATTGGCTCGAAGAGGCCGCCGATCACGCCAGGGCAGTCAAGGCTGCGCGCGAAGCCGCTCTTTCTTCTTGAGCTGGGCAGCTTCGTGTTCGGCCTTCGCCTTTGCCCACGCCTCGCTGTTCACGCGCTTTAGCTCCTTCGCAAACCAGATCGAGCCGCGCGTGGCCCTGTAGATGGCGACTATTCCGACATAGGCCAGACCGAGGATCGCGCCGACGCCGAAGAGGATGAAGAACAGAAACAGAAATTCCATGGCCTGACCCTTTTGTTTTCTGCCAAGCTGAAAGTCTAACTCGATATGGACAGCATTTTCAATCTTGCGGTGATTATCCAGGCGGTCGATCAGCTGACCGGGCCTGCCCGCGAGATGGCGCAGGCCATATCGGACCTGGACGCAATGGCCGAGCGCGGCCGCGCGATGCAGGCATGGGGCAACCAGATGTCGGTCTCGGGCGCGCTGACGCAAGGGGCCGCCGACCGCATCTGGAATGCCATGCAGGGGCCGATCGGTGCCGCCGCGCAATTCGAGCAGTCCATGGCGCTGGTGCGCGCGGTGACCGCCAATATCACCGGCGAAGAGTTCGAGGCGCTTTCGGCCCAGGCGCGCGAGCTGGGTGCGACCACGGCGTTCTCCGCCAGCCAGGCCGCCGAGGGCATGGCCTTTCTCGCCAAGGCGGGCTTTTCCGCCAATGAGCAACTCGCCGCAATGCCGTCCATGCTGGCGCTGGCGCGGGCCGGCTCGACCGATCTGGGCCAGGCCGCCGACATTGCCTCGAACATTCTTTCCGGCTTCGGGCTGGAGGCGGCCGAGATGACGCGGGTGGCGGACGTGATGGTTGCGACCTTCACGACCGCCAATACCGACATCCCGATGCTCGGCGAGACGATGAAGTATATCGCCCCGGTGGCCCGCGCCGCCGGCATGAGTTTTGAGGAGGCGGCCGCGATGGCGGGCCTGCTCGGCAATGCCGGTATCCAGGCGAGCCAGGCCGGCACCACATTGCGCTCGATGCTCACCCGGCTTGCCGCGCCTGGCGGCGAGGCGGCGAGGACACTTGAGGCCCTGGGCATCTCGGTCTCGGATGCCGATGGCGACATGCGCAACATTGTCGAGCTGATCGGAGATGTCGGCGCTGCAATCGAGGATTTGGGCACGGCCGAGCAGCTCCAGATCATCGGCACCGTGTTCGGCCGCCAGGCGGCGGCGGGCGCGGCCGAGATGCTGGCGCAGGGCACGTCGATCGCCGATTATGTCGATCAGCTCACCAACTCGGCCGGGCGCGCCAGCCAGGTCGCCGCCGATATGGGTGACAACTATCTGGGCTCGCTCACCGAGTTCAACAGCGCGATGGAGGGGCTCAACATCACGCTGGGCACCTTCCTGCTGCCGACCCTGACCGAGGTGGCCCGCACGGCGGCCGGCGTGGTGCAAAGCCTCATGGGCTGGGCCGAGGCCAATCCGGGCCTTGCCGAGCTGGCGCTCAAGATCGCGCTGATCGCGGCCGGGGCGCTGATGGTGATCGCGCCAATCCTATCGATCATAGGCGGCTTCGCCACAATGGCCGGCGTCGGTCTGGTCGCGCTGTCAAAGGTCGGGGTTGCCTTTGTCTGGCTTGCGCCGAAGATTTTGGCTGCCTCGCTAGGCATTCTTGGTTTTGCCTATCGGATGGCGTTTGCAGCTGCCTCGGCCGTTCCGGCCTTTCTTTCCGGCCTGGCGTCCATGGGCGCGGCGCTGGGCGGGGCGCTGCTGACCGGCCTGCGCGCCGTGACGGGCGCGGCCCGCGCCATGGGGCTGGCCTTCCTGATGAACCCGGTGGTGCTGATCGCACTGGCGATCGCGGCGGCGGCCTTTCTGATCTGGCAATATTGGGAGCCGATTTCCGCATTCTTCGTCTCGCTCTGGGGCAATGTTCAAACGGCCTTTGAAGGCTTTTCAAGCTGGCTTTCAGGGTGGTGGGAAACCATCGCCGCCGCCTGGGATGCGATCAGCTGGGACGGGATCATTCCCGACTTCGACTGGTCAACGCTGATCCCACCGATCAGCTGGGAGGGCTTCCTTACCGCGCTCGACTGGTTGAGCTGGCTTTCCCCGCTGCGCTGGCTGGACTTCATCCCCGGCTTTTCCTGGGCGGAAATCTTCAACACGGTCGCGGCCTTCGACTGGTCGATGCTGCTCACCCCGCTCTCCTGGCTGGCGTTCGTGCCGGCCATCTCGTGGGATCACTTCCTCACCGCGCTCGATTGGGCGAGCTGGCTGCTACCGATCCGCTGGCTCGACTTCATCCCCGGCTTCTCATGGGCCGAGGTGCTGGACGGCGTTGCCACCTTCGACTGGTCAACGCTCATTCCTGATGCGCCCGAGATCGACTGGTCGGCCGTCACGCAAGCGATCGCCGCGCCGATCGAGGCAGCCTTCGGGCTGGTCGATGCGGTTTGGGGCCGGTTGCAGGCGCTGTTCGAGTGGTCGCCGATCGAGGCGATCACCGGGGCCTTCGGGGGCATTGGCGAAACGCTGGTCGGCTTCATCTCGGATGCGGCCGACATGGCCGGCGCGGCGTGGAACCGGGTGGCCTCGCTGTTCTCCAGCGCCGATGCCGTCGATCTGGCTGCCCGCGATCCCGCCTCGATCGAGCGCGCCACGGCCGCCGCGAACGATCTGGCGACGGCGCTTGAGGGCGTTGCCGTCCTCGACCTCTCGGCCGCCCAGGATGGTGTCAACGCGGTTTCCGATGCCGCCGCCAACGCCATCAACCAGGCGGCCGGCATTCCGCGCGCGGCCGACGACGCGGTGCGTGCCGCCCGCTCGATCGTCCAGCAGGCCAGCTTCCACAATGAGGGCGTGTCGCTCATGGCCACGCTGGCGGCCGGCATTCGCGCCGGGGCGGCCCAGGCCGTCGAGGCGGTGCGCGATACCGTCCAGGTCATGCGCGATCACCTGCCGCACTCGCCGGCCAAGGTCGGCCCGCTCTCGGACCTGCACCGCGTCCAGTTCGCCGAGACGCTTGCCGATGCCGTGCGCCCCGCGCCCGCGATCGAGGCGGTGCGGCGCATGACGGCAGGCATGGCGGCCGCGCTTGCCGGGGCCACGCTCTCCATGCCGGCCGCCGCCAGCCAGCTGCCGGCCATCAGCCCGGTCAATCTGCCGGCCGTCTCGCTGGCCATGCCCCAGGTCGGCCTTGGCGCGGATGCGGCCGGGCCGGCCGGCGCGATCGGGTCGGCCCAGCCTGCCGTCCAGGTGTCGATCGATTTCAGCCCCAACATCACCATGCCAGGCGGCGGTGCCGGCGAAGGTGGCAGCGCGCAGTCGCGCGAGCAGATGCGCGAGCTGCTCCGCTCGATGAGCTACGAGCTGGTGCAGCTCGTCCATGATGAATTGAAGCGCCGCGAGCGCACGGAGTATTGACCATGTTCGCCATGCTCGGCCCGATCAGCTTTCGTCTCATTACCTATTTCGAGGGGGTGACCAACAAGCGCGGCTATGACTATGCTCGCCATGACGTGATCGAGGGCAAGCCGCGCCTGCAATGGATCGGCGACGATCTGGAGGAGGTGGATATCGACCTGATGTTCCATGTCTCCTACTGCAATCCCGAGGCCGAGCTGGCCAAGCTCAAGGTTGCCGGCTCGATGCACACCGCGCTGCCCTTCATCTATGGCTCGGGCCAGTATGTCGGCATGTTCGTCATCAAGTCGATCCGATCGACCGCGCGCCAAACCAACAGCCGGGGCGCGCTGGTGGCGGTTACCGCCCGCGTGTCGCTGGTCGAGCATGGCGGCCTCGGCGGCCTCGGCGGGCTGCTGGGTGCGGTGATTTCGGTGGTCAACAATGTGGCCCGCGCCAGCGGTGCCGGTGGCAATGCCCGCTCCGGCCCGCCGCCGGCTGCGCCCTCGGGCGATCCTGGCGGGGTCTCGTCCGGCTCGATCGTGAGGCAATGACCATGCAGCAATATGTCGAGCACATCACCAAGGAGGGCGACCGCTGGGACCTGCTCGCCTGGCGCTACTATGGCGACCCGCACCTTTATGAGCCGATCATCGTCGCCAACACCTCGGTGCCGATCCGGCCGTCGATCGCCTCGGGCATCAAGTTGCGCATTCCGGTGTTGCCCGACGAGGTGGTGCTCGATCGCGATCTGCCGCCGTGGAAGCGGGGCCGCCAGGCATGATGGTCCCGAAGGCGACATGGGTGCTGGTTTACCAGGGCGCGAATATCGGCTCGGACGCGCTCATGGTGGTCTATACCGATTTCGACCACGGCAAGTCCGACGAGATCGAGGCCCGGTTCGAGGACAAGCTGCACCGCTGGAAGGGCAGCTGGTATCCCGAGCAGGGCGACGTGATCGACCTCTCGATCGGCTGGCTCGGCCAGGGCCTCCTGCCGTGCGGCAAGTTCGAGGTCGATGAGATCGACTTCACCGGCCCGCCCGATACCGTCATCATCCGGGGCCTGGCCGCGCCGGTGACCGACAGCCTGCGCACCAAGAAGACAAGGAGCTTCGAAAACAAGACGCTGCGCGAGATCGCCGAGGAGATCGCGGGCGAGCACGGCATGTCGGTCGATGGCGAGATCGAGGACATCACCATCAAGCGGGTGACCCAGAACGACGAGCGCGACCTGGAGTTCTTAAAGCGGATCGCCGAGGAATATGCGCACGTCTTTGCGGTGCGCGAGAAGGTGATCTTCTTTTCGACCATCAAGAGCCTGGAGGAGCAAGGCCCGGTGGCAGTCATCCCGCGCACCGAGATGAAGAGCTTCGATTTCAACGACAAGACCCATGAGGTCTACAAGGAGTGCACGCTCTCCTACCACGACCCCGAAACCTCCAAGCTGATCGAGGTGACGGTCGAGGACCCGGACGTGAAGACCGGCGACACCCTCAAGGTCAAGGCGCGCGTCGAGAGTGAGGCGCAGGCCAAGAGCCGCGCCGAGGCCGAGCTGAAAAAGGCCAACATGAAAAAGCTCACCGGCCGGATCGAGATCATCGGCGATCACCGCATGATCGCGGGCAACAACATCCAGGTCACCGGCCTCGGCAAGCTGTCCGGCAAATACTACGTCGAGACCTCGCGCCACCGCATCGAGCGCAGCGCGGGCTACACCACCGAAGTCGAGGTGCGCCGTGTCCCTTAGAATTGGAATTGTCACCGAGACCGACCCGGCCGCCGCCAAGGCGCGGGTCCAGTTCCCCGACCGCGACAACGTTCAGAGTTTCTGGCTCCAGGTGCTCCAGGGCAAGACCAAGAGCGACAAGACCTACTGGATGCCGGTGACCGGCGAGCATGTCGTCGTCATCATGGATAAGGGCGAGGAGGCCGGCGTCATCGCCGGGGCGATCTATTCGGAGGCTGACGCGCCGCCCTCGTCGGACCCGAACGTGCACACCATCGTCTATGGCGACGGGGCCTCGCTCACCTATGACAAGGGCAGTCAGACATTCCGGCTCGCCGTGGGGGGTGTCTCGGTCGAGATTTCGCCGGGCGGCGTGGCGATCACCGGCGGCAGCGTGACGCATAACGGCACCACGATTGACGACACGCATACCCATGGCGGCATCCTGCCGGGTCCCGCAAGCACCGATGTTCCCGACTGACATCTTGGCGGCGGCGGCCGTTCCGGTGTAGCATTGGGCCTCATCCTCCATCGTCACCCCGCTTTGGCCCGGACACCTGTCCGGGTGTGAGGGTTTCCGCCTGCGCGCGATCATCGCGGCATGGTTCAGGATGTTCGTCAGATAACGGCCGCCCATTGGCAGCCACTGCTCGGTGCGCATGGTGAGATTGTCGAGGGTCTCGATGATATCCACCAGTGCATCCGCATCATCCTGTTGACCCCGAAAGGCTCGGACCCGCATCGCCCCGAGTTCGGCTCGGACCTTTGGCACTATGTCGATCACCCGGTCGGCGAGGCCGTGCCGCATGTGGTGCGCGAGGGGATCGAGGCGCTGGCGCGCTGGGAGCCGAGGATCGAGGTGGTGCGCCTCGTGCCGATCGAGATGGTTGCGCATCTGCATATCACCGTCGAGTGGCGCATCGCCGGCCAGGGCGACCTCATGGTTACGGAGGTCCGCGATGTCGCTGCCTGAACCCGACTTCATCGAGCGCGATCCGGCCGGCCTCACCGCCCAGATGATCGCCGACTATGAGGCTTATACCGGCCGCAAGCTCCAGCCCGCCCAGGTCGAGCGCCTCATCATCGACCTGATCGCCTATCGCGAGAGCCTGTTGCGGGTCGCCATCCAGGAGGCGGCAAAGCAGAACCTGCTCGCCTTCGCCCGCTTTCCGATGATCGACTATCTGGGCGAGCTGCTCGGCGTCACGCGCCTGCCCGAAGCGCCGGCGCTCACCACGATCCTGTTCACTCTTGCCGCCGCCCAGCCCGGCTCGGTCATTATCCCGGCCGGCACGCGGGTTCGCACCGCTGATGGCCGCGTCACCTTCGCCACCACGGCTGACCTTGAAATCGCGGCGGGCAAGCTGTCCGCCGAGGTGGTGGCCCAGGCGCAGACGGCCGGCGAGATCGGCAATGGCTACATTCAGGGCCAGATCGCATCGCTGCTCGATCCGATCGCCCATGTCGCCACGGCCGTCAATTCCTCGGTCAGTTATGGCGGCCGCGCTCTGGAGGTGGATGATCGGCTGCGCGAGCGCATCCGCGAAGCTCCCGAGCACTTCTCGGTCGCCGGCCCGGTCGGGGCCTATCGCTGGCACACCATGAGCGCGCATCAGTCGATCATCGACGCGGCGGTGCTTTCCCCGCGCCCCGGCCTTGTGCGCATCCATGCCCTCACCGATCAGGGCCTGCCCAGCGCCGAGCTGCTCGACCTGATCTATGCGCATGTGTCCGACGACAAGGTGCGGCCGCTGACCGACACGGTGCAGGTCGCGCCGCCCGTCCGGGTGCCGTACCAGATCACCGGCACGATCACCCTATTCAGGGACACCGATCCCGAGGTGACGCTTGCGGCCGTCCAGGCGGCGGCCGAGGCGTATGCGGGCGAGCGCAGGCGGGGCCTGGGCCGCGACCTGGTTGAAAGCCAGTGCATCGCCGCCCTGTCCGTGTCGGGCGTCTATCGCGTCGAGCTGGCCACGCCGGTCTGGCGCGAGCTGGGGCCGGCCGAGTGGGCCGATTGCACCGGCATCGATCTGACGCTGGCGGGGGTCGCAGATGGCTGATGACCTTCTCCATCTGATCCCGGCCGGCATTGACGACGAGCGCACCCGCGCGCTGGTCAGGCTGATCGGTCGCCAGGGCGACCTCGACCTCACCAAGCTGCTGATCTACCGCGTCGATGAATTGCAGGACGATGCGCTTCACCTGCTCGGCTGGCAGTTCCACGTCATGGGCGTGGAGGGCTGGGACCTTGCTGGTACGCCCGAGGAGCGCCGTGCGCTCATCAAGCGGGCGATCGAGCTGCATCGCTATACCGGCACGCCCTGGGCCATCCGCGAGGCGATCAAGTCGCTGGGCTATGCCGATGCCGAGATTATCGAGGGCCTGCCGGTCACCCTTTACGATGGCGAGCGCAACCACTCGGGGGCCGAGAGCTATGGCGGCGGGGTGCGCTGGGCGATGTTCCGCGTGTTGCTCGATCTGGGCGAGGACAAGGGTGTCGATGCCACGCGCATCCGCCAGCTCGTGGACCTCATCGAAATCTGGAAGAACGCCCGCTCGCATCTGGTCGATATCGGCTTTCGCGCCAACACCGAGGATGCGATCGACGTTGACGACGAGATGGACGCCCGCGCGGTCTATGTGGGCGAGGATGTCTATCCCTGGGGTCGGCTCTATGACGGCTCGACCGACCACGATCATGGCGTCCGCCACCTCCATGACGGCGCGATCAATCACGCCGGGGCGGCCGACCATACCGGCTGGGGCGAGACCGGCGAGCTTTACGACAACAAGCGCGTCGATCTGACCAGCCGGGTGTCCATGACGATCGAGGACGCCATGGGCATCCTGCCGCTCCATGACGGCCGCTATGCTCATGACGGCATCACCTATGGCCTCAATCAGCCATCCGTCGCCGATCAGGCCATGCCGATCATCGTGAGCCGTCACGTCCGCCATGACGGCAAGTATCGCCACGCGGGCGACCTTTACGATGGCGAGCAGCGCCACGGCGGCTCGCGCTCCCACTTCACCGGAATTTTCCACGAAAGCCCGGTCATCACCCGGTTAACAGCGATTTGAGGCCATGATGAACATTGCCGAAACCATCTCCCTGCGCGGCTCTCTCGCCATCAACGTCCGTCGGTCGGGCGAGCTGATCGAAAGCTGGCGCGACGACAACATGATTATGCTCGACGCGCGCGATGCGCTCGCCCGGCTGATCGCCGGAGAGGGTGCGGGCAAGGTCATCACCCGCATCGGTGTCGGCACCAATGGCAGCGGCCCCACACCCGACGACACCGCGCTGACCGGGGCCTTCATCAAGAACATTCAGGGCTTCGAGTATCCGGCGGGCGGTCGCGTCCAGTTCAACTGGCGGCTTGAGACCGCCGAGGCCAATGGCCTGGTCATCCGCGAGTTCGGCCTCATCACCGCCGACACCACCCTGTTTGCCCGCAAGACCCGCGCGCCGATCGAGAAGGCCGACGACATCAGCCTCGACGGGGCGTGGACCATCATCTTCTGACGAAAGGAGCCTACGGAATGGCAAATCTTCCCGAAACGAACACCTATCCGGCCGGCATCTACCAGATCGAGCTGGTTGATCCGGTGGTCGGTGGTGTGGACGGCATCTCGAACGTGCAGGCGCGCCAGCTCGCGAACCGCACCCGATGGCTCAAGGGCATTGCCGACGAAGTGATCGAGGCGCGCGGCGAAGGTGGCACGCTCGGCGATCGGCTGGCCGGCTATGATGCTTTTGCGCCCGAACAGCAGACCTCGATCATTGTCGGCTTCCAGGAGGCGATGCGCCTTGCGGGCGTGTTGGCGGTCGAGATGGACACCTTGCGCCGCCGCGTGCTGGCCCAGGGCGTCGTCACCATCAAGAACAAATATGTCATCGCCGGAATGCAGCTCACCAAGAGCGATATCCGGGCGCTGCACCTTTCCCAGACCGGAACGCTCGGGGCCGGCGTGTCGCGCGCCCAGATCGACGGCATGATCGTGACGCTGGCCGATGATGACTATCACGTCTCGGTGCCGACCAACGAGAGCGATCAGGCGCGGGTTTATTTCGCGTATCTGGTGAACGTGGGCGGCTCGACCTACGGCGTCGAGATCGCGGCCGAGGTGCCGCCGGGCGGCCTGCCGCTCTACCGGATCGACGTGCCGGCCGGAAACACCGGCAACAATCTCTCGGCCGTCACGCTCACCGATCTGCGCGTCATCCAGCCCGCCAATGCGTGGGTGACCACCGTCGCGCCCTTCGCGACCGTCGCCTTCGATGAGACGCTCCCGGCCGCCGACTATGCGGTCGCGCTCGAAGTCGAGAGCGCCACCAACATCGCAGCGGTCGGCGCACTCCAGGCGTACGACCGGGCGCGCAACGGCTTCAAGATCAGGCAGACCGGCAGCGCGGACAATGTGCGCGTGCGCTGGACCCTGCTCAACACCCGCTACCAGTGAGGCGCACGATGAACATCCAGCACCTGAATGAGGGCCGGAAGGCCGAGTTTGAACTCGATGGCTGCGAGCTGACGCTCGGCGGCATGGTCATCAACCTTGAGAGCGAGCAGCGCGATACCGAGCGCGTCATCTCGATCTTTGCCGACAACGCCGGCCAGCTCTCGACCGAGGGCGATGCCTACGCGGCCATCATCATCATTCCTCCCCGTCGCTATGTGGACGAGGAGGTCACCGAGACCGTGGATAACGAGGAAGTCACCCAGGTCATATCGGTGCCGCAGCCATGCTCGGCCGAGGCCGTGACGCTGCAACTCTGGGCCTTGCCCGAAAATCCTGAAACCCCTGAACACGAAAGCGAGGAGTGAACACGATGAGTGTCACCATTTCGACGCCGGACGCTCTCCGGCAGTCCGTCGAGGCCGCATCGGGCGGCGTCAATACCGTCCTTTACGACAGCAAGGGCTATCCGAGCATCATGTGCGTGGTGCCGCGCTTCAACCTCGAAGACATCCACTCCGACCTCGGCACCGGCACGCATCCGGCCTTCATGGTCGGCGGCGTCCAGAAGTCGGAAATCTTCGTCGGCAAGTTCCAGGCTCGCGTCCATGACGGCCATGCGCTCTCGCTGCCCGGTCAGGACCCGTCCGCCTCGATCAACTTCGATACCGCCAATGCGCGATGCGTGGCGAAGGGGCCGGGCTGGCACATGATGACGAACGCCGAATGGGCGGCCGTCGCCTTGTGGTGCTGGAAGAACGGCTTCATGCCGCGCGGCAATACCAACTACGGCCGCGACCATGTCCAGACCTATGAGGCCGGCCGTCGCCAGGATGGTGGCGCGCCCGGAAATACCGAGGGCACAGCGCGGACGCTGACCGGCTCCGGCCCGGCGAGCTGGTATCACGACAACAGCCCGGCCGGCATCGCCGACCTTTGCGGCAACGTCTGGGAATGGGTGCGCGGTATGCGTCTCGTGGATGGCGAAATCCAGATTATCCCCGAGAACAATGCGGCGATGACCGATGCCGATCACTCGGCAGCAAGCCCGCTCTGGCGCGCAATCCTCGCCAACGGCACGCTGGTCGATCCCGGCACGGCCAACACCCTCAAGTGGAACGCCTCGGGAGCGAATGGCGCTGGAAACCCGGTGCTCTCCACGATCGTCACCAGCCAGTCCGATGGCGAAACTTACGCAAACAGGCTCTACAAGGACCTGACGGCCGATGGCGTCACGCCGCCACCGATCCTCAAGGCGCTCGGGCTCTATCCGCACGCGAATGACATCGATCGCGGGCATTTCCACATGCGCAACGTGGACGAACGTCTGCCGATCCGTGGGGGCAGCTGGGGCAGCGGCGTCGATGCCGGCGTGTTCGCCCTCCACCTGAACCACTCGCGTTCGCACGCGAGCGCGGCCTTCGGCTTCCGGCCCGCTTTCGTACTCTGAAATCTGGCTACCTGAAACCTGTAGGGGCGGGCGATAGCCCGTCCCTTCGTATGTAACCATTTGCCTTTTTGGGGGTGCGGCGTGGACGATCTGAAAA